CGGGTCTTGAACCCGGACAGCGTAGAGAAATGAGTCTACGCCTGCCAATGCAATCCAGCGTTGGTGGAACCTCAACTCCGAAGAGCGGTAAATATGGCGTCCGCTCGGGTATGAGCCAAAAGGATTGTCCAAGATTACATGGTAACGTCGTTACTGTGTATCCGTAGTAATACGGACCGAGCTAGGCCCGATCTTGGCTAGGACCCTAGTGGTCTCGACCGAGTGCTGCCTCGTCCCTATGGAGACCGTCCTAGTAGGTACGGTCGTGATAGGGTCGAAACAGCCACAGTTCTTGATAGCCCTTCGGAAAGGCCAGCCTAGCCTAGTAGACTGGTTCGATAGGACAAAGGATATAACTTTGTGACCCCGTCACTAATTAGTTATATTCCCCTGTCGACTATAAAACCGAGTCACGAAGGCACGTCGGCTGGACATCTCCATACAAGGAGCTACCCTGCCTTGCTATATTACTATAGCGAGGACTTAACCTCGGTAGTAGCCTTGAGAGGCAGAGTGCTGGTCTGAGACCCAGGATAAGACCTAGGAAGCAGAGTCGCAATCTCGGCCCCACTTCGGTTAGTACCGAAAGTTGGACTCGGCTAGTCTGTAACCTCCCTTCCGAGAAGTTACATACAATCTTATGCAAGTCTTTCTATCTTCTCTATCCATAAAAGGATTTAGCTACGGGCTCCATGCCAATCAAGGCAGAAAACCTTTCGCTTCCTCGCTTCTATATCAAGCGCTTAACACTATAAGACCGTACACCAATGGAGCAGAGAAACTGTTCCATCGAGTGGACTGGGAACGAGCCGTCGGACTCGTGATAGTTGTTGATCCGTTTGATCCCGGGTCCCTTTTGTACCTTCCTCCGGCGCATTATACCGACTTGATTAAGACGGCAATGGCCAACAGGTCGACTTTAATTGTAGTCCATGGGCTCAACGATGTTGTCCCAACCATTACGGTTGAAGCAGATCCTGCTGATCCCAAAGTCCAATATAGAGTCTTTAGAGTTGCAAAAGAGATCGTACACAAGGTACCTATCACTTCCTCTCAAAATTCCCCCCTCCCCTTCCTTTCCCCAACTACCTCTCTCGGGAAATCCGGAGATGAGTCAAGTTCTTGGTCTTGGCAGAAGATTCTCTTCGGCCCTGAGTCTCCTCCTAAGCAGAAGGAGACAGCTGAACCTCCAAAGAGTGAGGAATCGTCCTCTACTTTGGATGAACAGGTTCCCAAGGCTAGCCCTAAGGACCGGTTGGTCTCAAAGGGTAGCGGGGGTAAAGGTAAAGGTCCCGATGCCTCTGCGGGCTCTCAAGGTAAGGGAGAGTCTAATGAGGGGTTCAGGTCTGCTCTTGGACTAGCCATCGAACAGTTCCTTCGTGGAAGGACAAGCGATCTCATCGGAAGTGGTCTAACACCTCGTCGTCCCAGACGATGGGTCACGTTCCTCGATAAGAGGTTCATGAGCTCGATCGCTGATCTGAGTTGGGTTGACAAACCTTTCACGGGTCGGCGACGGCCTCTAGGTAGCCGAGAGGCAGCCAGAGAGGCTACTTTACTGCACATGTTTACGTGGGCAGGGAGTACGCTGTTAGCCAGATCGGCTAGGAGTCTCCAGTGGTCCTTTGCTATACTCGGAGTTTATCTCCAAATATGGCAGTCAAATGGGTTGAAGGCGGCCAATGGCCACTTTCATGAAGGGCGTAGGGTTCTCATGAAATTCCTTTCAGGAGAGCCGGTGAGGTCCACTTCTGGACCTCTCCCGATGGCCTTGAAGAATGGCCTTCCTACGTTCCTACCCAGAGGACTTCGTAGATATATCCTAGGCGGTCACGTCATAGCAATACGTTTAGCCTTCTTCATGCTAAACATATGCGACATTCTCAAATATGAGACGAAGCCTAAAGTCGAGACGATTACCATGCCCTATAATGGGGTGATGGTACCGTCCTCCGAGCTTGAGACCGAGATCAAGGACGCCGTCTCTGATCTTGTATCTCTTGCCGGGTCACGTCCTCCAAAAGTATCTTGGAAGTCCTATCACGTCACCGTGAAAGGAGGTCCATTCGCCTCTGCTATGGTATCAGCACCGTTGGATGCTGTTGCCTTAGGAAGCTCCGAAACGTATCAACCGTGGGTTGATCTGTGTCGGGAAACCCCTGGTGCCGAAGTACTTGTACAACGGACCCAGTGGCTTGAATGGGTTACCAGAGCTTTGATGAAAAGATTCTGGTCAGGTTTCCTCGGAACTCTTCCCGTCGGGAAGGCTTCCCAGGTAATCGAGCCGCGAGGCAAGATTAGAGTTGTGGCTATACCTGGTTACCAGATACAGTCTATACTCAAACCCCTACATAATGTTCTGTATAAGTTTCTTGAGAAACTACCTACAGACCATACGTTCAACCAAGATGAGGGCGTGAAACGAGCCATGGCTTCAGGGATGAAGAACATGCGTTCGTTTGACCTTAGCGCTGCGACGGACCGATTTCCGCTCTGGTTCGAGGAGATCGTATTAAAATACGTTCTCTCCAAGTCTGTAAAGGACTCGGCTAACTACTCAAGAAAGTGGTCGGGGCTCCTACAGTCCTTGTCTTTTGCCTTTAGATACACCCCGAAGGGGCGTCTCCACTGGCTAAGATACGGTTCCGGACAACCTATGGGGACTTATTCCTCATGGGCGTCCTTCGCCGTAGCCCACCATGTTGTTGTGATGATGGCCGCCCGTCGGGCGGGGATCGCACAATGCATGGACTACGAGCTCCTAGGGGATGATATCGTCCTAAGAGGCGACTCGTCTTCTCACTCATTGTGGTTTGATATCTATCAGAACATCATGAGGGACCTGGGAGTGGGTATCAACCCTAACAAGGGAGTGTCGTCGACACTCGGTTGTTTCGAATTCGCTAAGCGATTCGTTAAAGGGTCGGAAGTACTATCTTCTCTCCGTTGGAAAGAACTAGCTTCCTCCACATCATGGAAAGGCGTTTTCGCCCTTCTAGTGGGGATATCCCGTAGGGGTCTGCCTCTTCCACATCTTAGAGTGGCTCTCGAGGTTGGATACGTACTCATCTTCAAGAAGGAATACCCTAGGGACTTAACAAATCCCAGACGGGTAAACCTCTTGAAGTTGCCCACCTTTAAGAAGGTGATCGTACTACTGACCAGTCCAATCGGACCGTACAAGGTGCCTTTGGTCGCTTGGTTATCGGGGCGAGGTACTTACCTCGTCGATTTCCATCCTAACCTAGGGCACTTCGTCAATAGTATTGATCGTGTCGTCATGGGGCACGACATACAGTATCCGTTAGCTATAGGGCTGCGAGCCCTACGCGCGGAACTGGTGAAGCGAGTCCTGTCGGTTGAGCCGACGGCTACAAAGACTCTATCCTCTCTTCTTAGAACAATCTGTTCCATGAAGACAGGGTTCAAGTGGCCACATGAGGGTTTAGCCTTCACGTCGCCAGATCCAACTAAGGTCTCAGAGGGCTTACGGCAACTTGCCGTTCACACCTTTGATTCCCTAACGGATCTATTTGTAGTCGCGGGAGCTACTGCAAAAGTTTTTAGTCTCAGGGTTAAGGACGGGATGACCATCCCGACTCTTGATCCCATGAACCCGAAGAAAGTTGGAACTAACCAACTAGCTTTAGGGTATAGAGACCTTCAACTTCTGCAAGGAAAGAACTATTGGGACGGTGCTTCATCTGACCTTCTGGTCGGATTGGCACGTACAATAGTATCTTGTAGCCCAGCCCACTTGATTAATGTCAAGGGGCTTCGCCAACTACTGGAGTTAGCACCCGTGGGAGCTGTCCAGTCGTTCGACCCTGATGGACCTTGGACCTTCGGTCACTCGGTTCTTCAGGACCTGGCAACAGGAACTAATGCACAGTTGGAACACTGGGCACGTGACTGGGTAGATACGGTGGTTCCGGCGGAATTGCCGCATCCGTCCCAGCTTCATGACCAGGTAGGTGAGAGTATAACAGACTTTCTGAAGATTTCAGTAGCTGATATCCTCCCTGGCGCTCTTCCAAAACATCTCGACCTTATGGACTCCGTCCAAGAGGTTTTAGCGATGATGGCCTATAAGGCCTACAATGCTTTAAGAGATGATTGTACCTTCTCGACCAAGACGATCTTTACGCTCCCCGAGCGTACTGATCAGTCTCGGCCTCCAGGATACCTATTGGAGTACACTAATAGTGTTCGCCTGGATTCTCATGATCCTGACAAGGTTCCAAGAGTAGGACAGGCCTTCATCTCGCGACGTTGGCTTGCCATGCTCCCGGAGTGCACCCCGACAACCAAACCGGAAGTCGGGTTCGAGTCAGTCTTCAAGAGAAAGATTGTGGTCAGTGATGGCCCACTCCAGTTGTTAAATATTGGTCTTCCGGATACTCCAGAAGTATTCTCATCGCTACTCTGCGATGATAGTCCATTATTCCCAACTGGGTGCTCAAAGACCTAGGACCCTAAGGTACGAGAGGGCCTGGTGACCAGCTTCGAAAGTTCGAAGTGCGGGTCTGGCCTCTGCGTAGGTGTACTCTTACGAGTCTCACATATGGACCAAATCATATGCCAAATTAATTGGTAGGGATGAATTGGAACATATACCTTTCCACGGGCTGGTATTCCAACCTAATGTGGATGAGTAGGTGGTGTGGGTAGTTCCCACATTACTCTGTAAAAGGCCTACTCGACGCATCTGGGAGGGGTCCCGTAGTGATACGTCGCCTTAGGAGAGGGACAGTTCTGAACCGATAGCCCTGAAGTACGTCCAATTAACAAGGATAAGTCCTCGAAAATCTGCGTACCCGCGCTGAACGGTTATTCAGAACGGAAACCGG